ATATCTAAACGTTTAGCCCACCATTCATCTACTTGTTCTCTCCACTCTCTACTTGACTTTGAGCGTCCTTCTAACATTTCTCTATCCCAACCAAACACAGCGCTTATGCCGTCTTTAAGATTACCAGCAAAACTTTCTCTTCTAAAGCCATAATTGTTTACAAGATAGTCTGCCACAGTATCTTTGCCGTTTCCTGCTACTCCGCTGAGTGCTATTATCATTTTAGTTTGTTTATCCCTAACTGTTTAATACAATCTTGCAACATTGTAATTTGTCGTTTACAATCATCTAGTGCATGATGGCTAGCTGATTTAGGTTGAGGTAAATCTGGCCAAAGAGCATAAACAGTTCTGGCATCACGCACATGATAAATCTTCCAGGGTAAAGGGATACCATGTTCTTTGAAAGCATGTTCTAATATGTTCATATCAAAACAAATGCCATTTGCCCATATACGATCACTTTGCCATATCAGTTTACCAAGTTCTTCTAAACAGTCATGTAAATCTCTTCTCCCTACTTCTTCAAACACTTCTCGCTGTGCTTCAGGTCCTTGTGTTGCCCACCATTCAATAGTAGTATCATCTGTTTTACGATTAGGCTGACTTTCTGGAGTAACTCTGGCATAGAAGTGGCGGTCAGGCCATCCTGTAGATAAAGGATCAAATACCTGTGCCGCTATTGTCATAACCATAGCGTCAGGTCCAGTGGCGAGTGTTTCTATGTCAATCATTAAGTCCATAATGCGTATTATAGCATTATCAAATTAAATGGTCAACCTATTTACTTTTTGGATTTTTTGGATTTAATTCTTGATATAAATTTAGTTTTAGCAAAAGGCTTACTTGGTTTACGTTTCTGAGCTTTTTTAGGGCCGCCTCGTCTTTTAAATTTATTTAGAGCCTGCATAATCTTTGAGGCTACATTTACTTTTTTAGTTTTTTTTGATCTACGTGCTTGTGCTATTTTTGTTCTAGCACGAGTTTTTTTCATTTGTGCTCTTTTAGCTACGTCAATACTTGCTCCACACTGTGCTGGACTTGACACAATTCTCCCTGCTCGTGATCCAGTTTCGCATCGCCATTTCATTTTAACTTTAGCTTTACCTGAGGCGCCGCCTTTGCCTACACGGGCAAAAACCATACCTTCAGTTAAAATTTCGTTAATTTTCATTAACCAATTACCCAACTTAACGGTTCTGAGTGATCAACAAATGTTTGTAAATCAACAATTAGTTTGTCCATTTCTGCTTGTGCTTCAGCTTTTAATGTTGATCCATTCAATGGAGTACCACCCTGCGGACCTGCTATAGTAGCAAACTTCTCTCTGGCTTCACCAATGATCATTTTACCGCCAGCATATGTATAATCTCTAATCCATTGTTTTATTGCTAAATCTTGTAGTAAAATAACTTCTGGTTTAAGATTATATGTCCATAATAATACTTGTTCACCTGAAGCTTTAGGATCACGCATCAGTGTTAATTGTTTAGTTACTGGAGCAAAGTTGTAGTTCATAAAGCCGCCAAACATACGCATGGCTTGTTCAACGTATTGTGTATACATATCAAATGTAGCTAATCCGCCAGCATTTGAATAATTTAGCAGGTAAACATTTAATGTAGCTGAAGAGAAAGGATCAAAACTTGATGAATATGGTCCTGTTGAATCTCCCATTGTACGTCTAAAGATCTGTCTGACTGAATGTACTTCTTGAGGTAGTATGTAAGTATTTTGATTCTCAACTAAACTTAGCAACGAATATGATTCTTCATACGCATTTTGTGCTCTTGTTCTATATGTGTTAACTGCTCTATCATATGCAGTTTCGTAATGAACTGGGTCAAGTTCAAGATCAACTATGCCTTCGCCTAAACGATTTGCAACATAGTCAAATACTTCTTGTTTTAATATAGTTAAATCTGCCATTGGTTTCTCCGTTACAACTATTTATCGGAGAATAATGATTAGGTCGCTTTAATAATAATTAAGTTTTCGTTGAATCGACCATTTACTGCTGTAGATGTTGTTTTTAATTTATCAAACAGTTTACGACTATCTGGCTTGCCCGACATCCTAAGTTCTTTAAGAACTTCTTGTGGCTTACGCAACGTCTTTTGTGCTGACTTGTTAGTATCAAATCCTAAAATACTTGTACCTTTAACAGTAAACATTTTAGCATACTCATCAGCAACGTAGTATTGTAGTTTACGATTTTTAGTATTGTAAACCCACATCTCACTTGACTTAAGAATTTTAGTAGGTTCTACAGTTTCTAATTTAAACTCTTCAAACTTTCTTAGCAGTTTTAATTTTCTTACCTGCTTCTCTGGTGGTACCGGTTTTTTCTTTCTAACGCCAGTCTTAGCCTTCTTACTTTGATGATATGCGTCTAATTCTGCTATAATCGCCGCACAGTACTTGATCATATTCTTTTGCTGGGTCTTGGTATAACAACTATATCCTTCGCTTAAATCAGCGTCTACGTTAGCGACAGAGTCCTCGAGTTCTCTTTTCTGTTTTGTCCATTCGTCTTTAATAATATTAACATGCTGAGCAAGTATGTTTCTTTCAGCTAAAAACTGTTGTATTTGTGGCTTTTCATTTGATTTAATATCACCCGATAAGTATTCGTCCCATAGACCATCAATGTTGCCTGCGGCTAAATGTGCTCGCTCTATCATAATTTCTTGTATGTTAGGTTTATTTGCTTTAGGTTTTAGTTCTTGTTCAGCATCGTCTTTAGCTAAACTGTTAGAGTTGTTTATTATTGCTTCTTTTGCTTTTACACTGATATATTCTATTTCTTCAGCAGTTAGCTCTAATCCTGTTTGTTGCATTCTAATTAACCAACCTATAGTTGTTGGTGTCCAACTGTCTTTGATAGCATTAAACTTTTTACTTTGTTCTTTGTCATTTTCTGTAAGCCATTCCACTATCCATTTTTTAGCTTGTTTTTTGTCGCAGACATATCCATACCAGTTGTATGCGGCCATCATGTTTAGTCGACGTTCTTCAGACTTTGGCTGAGTAGTAAATTTTGGTTCATCGCCTTTAGCTTTACGATCTTCAATCCCTACTTTAAGTTCTTTAAATTTCAAAGTAATTGTCCCATTAAAATCATTTTTTGATATTCTACAATTAAAGAGTTACATTCTTCTCGTATCTCTATAAACTTTCTTGTTGCTTTTTTCTTTCTTCTACAATCAATTTCTGCTTTACTTAACTCAGAAATTAAACTACAGATATTTTTGTTTATCTTTTCTAAGTCTTTTTGTATGGTAAATGATAGATTTTTGGTAGATTCTAGTAATTCTGTCTCTATCTTTGTCCAATCATTTGATGTGTCTATTTGTAACATTTAATGAACTTTACTGCCTTTATTTTAACTAGTCAAGCTATTATATGTGTTTTGTATTTTATGGTCAACCAAAAGGTTCGATAAATACTAGGATAATAGGAATAGCAAATGCCAAGACTTAGTAATTACAGACCAACAAAAACCAATGACTATAAGTTTTTAGATAAGACTATCCGTGAGATGTATACTGTGGGTGGATTAGATATCTATGTACACAAATATCTTGGTCCTAAAGTAGTAGGAGATAGTTCATCTAGAGAAGGACACGAGGGCGGAGACGCAACAAAACCTACCTATGACGAATCTAATCCTTTGTTTATTGAAGATCTATTATTTTTAGAAAATAGAGATCGCGAATATGATGATGACATATATGTCATGCGAGGTGTATATAACGTTCAAGACATTGACTTTGATTTAAGTCAATTTGGGTTATTCTTAAACGGTGATACACTATTCATAACTTTCCACTATAATGATATGATTGACACATTTGGTCGTAAACTAATGAACGGTGATGTTATTGAAGTTCCTAATTTAAAAGATTATCATCCACTAGATCCTAGCGGACCTAAAGCACTACCTAAATATTATGTAATACAAGATGCAAGTTTTGCGTCAGAAGGTTTCTCACAAACATGGTTACCTCACTTATGGCGTGTTAAAGTAACTCCATTGACAGCTAGTCAAGAATTCAATGACATTCTTGATAAACCAATGGATGCTGACAATCCATCTGCAGGCACATTAGAAGATTTTTTATCAACTAAAAATAAAAATTTAGAAATCAACGATGCTATTGTTACACAAGCAGAAGCTGAAGTTCCTAAAAGTGGTTACGACAATACAGCGTTTTATGTTACAGCCACTGTTGACGGAGAACCAGCAAACCCAGCAGATGTAACTGCTGATGGCGTAAGTGTACCTGGAGTAACTCCTAATGTTGATGGTTACCTAGTAGGTTACATGACAGGCAACGATGTTCCGCCAAATGGATTACCAGTTACACCTGGTGTTAGTTTTCCAGCTAATCCAGACGTGGGTGCTTATGCACTAAGATTAGATTTCTTTCCAAACAGACTATTTAGATATAATGGAGCAAGATGGGTGAAAGTAGAAGATAATGTAAGAACAGAATTAACTCCAGGACCAGATAACAAATCACAACAAAGTTCATTCTTTAATAACACTGCTACTATTGGAACTAGCGATAGAGGCAACATACCAAGTAGGCAAAGTCTCAGCGATGTACTTAAACCTACTAAGGATAACTAATGGCTGTACAACAATTTTTTTATGATGATCAGATAAGACGTTTCTTATTACAGTTCACACGAATGTTTTCAAACTTTCAAGTTGAGTACGGTAGAGACGACTCAGGTGCGCCAACATTAACTAGAGTACCTATCAGATATGGTGATGCTAGTAGACAGGCGGCAACTATAATAGCAGACAATTCTAGAAACAAACTACCTAACGTACCAATGATGACTTTCCACGTAACTGAGTTAAAATATGCTCGTGAGCGTGTACAAGAACCATACTTTGTTGATAAAAAATCATTTAAACAAAGAACTTGGGATGAAGAGTCACAATCGTTTGAACAAACACAGGGCAACGCATTTACTGTAGAAAGAGTAATGCCAGTACCTTATAATTTAAGCATACAGTTAGATTGCTGGACCTCAAATACAACAATGAAGTTACAGCTA